CACCTGTGGCACCTGTGGAGCCGACGGGTCCTTGAGGGCCTGTGGCGCCTGCAAGTCCAGTGGCACCTGTAGGTCCTTGATCACCTGTGGCACCTGTGGAGCCGACGGGTCCTTGAGGGCCTGTGGCGCCTGCAAGTCCAGTGGCACCTGATCCTGTGGCGCCTGCAAGTCCAGTGGCACCTGTTAAACCTGTAGGTCCTGTTGCGCCAGTGGCGCCGCTACCTGTTGCGCCTGCAGGTCCAACGGAGCCTGTGGCACCTGTGGAACCTACGCCCGTGGCACCTGTAATGCCCTGTGGTCCTTGTGGTCCTTGTGACCCAGTAGAGCCAGTGGCACCTGTGGCACCAGTTGGGCCGCCTGGCGGGCCTGCAGGGCCTCGTGGTCCTGTGGCGCCAATAAATCTAGAATTGGTGCTGTTGAAGGTACTGGTGGGTACCAACGTGGCTGGCACCGTGTTTGGGCCAAGATCTATTGCACTGAGTGGTACCGGTGTTGCAACTGATCCAGCCGCAACTGGGGCTGGACCAAGGTCTATTGCACTGAGTGGTACCGGTACGACCGGAACTCCGGGTACATCACCGACAGGAACTGGGTTTGGAGTTGATATGGCCACGATATAGGATTTCCTTTTAGAATATTTATGCTAAAACACGGAAAAAAATCGTGCAACAGAGGTCACTCCATCTGATGGGGTGCCGGACGAGGTTATCTAAACTGGCTGTGTGATGATCAATTACCAAGTTGCAATGGGACTACGATACCAAATTTCACTTGATCCATCATAGTCGGCAATGCAGATGTAAAAATAACTAGTGTCAAAGGCATACATGCCAACTTCGTCGCCTATCTGTCCAAATGTATTGGTGGGAGGAATCAATTGGACTCGACTGTAAAGTTGCCCAAAATTGTTATTACACTTGATAAAAGCAGTGCGAATAGGATCGCCGGCTCCGTCATTGGGAGTAGCGCCTACAGTGATAATTTGCTGAGCCATAGATTAAGTTCCTCTGCTGGTATTTAGCAGATTTACCAGTCTATGTTAAACAGCAATTAGGTAGGACTGAAGCTGGATCCGCATCCGCAGGTGGTCACTGCTGTGGGATTTTTGATGGTAAAAGTGGCACCATATTGGTCTTCTTTGTAGTCTAGTTCTGCACCTTGAAGATAACCGCCACTCATGCTGTCCACTAAAACTTTAACCCCGCTGTAGTCTAGATCCCAGTCATCTTCGTTTTTCTCTTCATCCAGGGTGAATCCGTAGCTCATGCCCGAGCATCCACCGCCCTGCACAAACACCCGTAGTTTAAGTTCAGGATTGTTTTCTTCAGCAATGATGTCTTTGATTTTGGCCACTGCGTTTTCTGTTATTGTGATCATAGTCGCTCGTTGCAAACTTCCCAATCAATTATTTTCCAAATATTGTCCAGATAGCGTTCTTTGTCCCACTGATAATCTGTGGCCCATACATGCTCCCACCAGTCTACCAGCACACAGATATCTGTACGCACCTGATGGTTGGGTATGGTCTTGATTGTGCCCGCAGTGCTGAGATACACCCAGCCTGAACCTTGTATTTTCATAGCTGTTTCTTTGAAGGCCTGTTTGAAATCTTCATAGGTTTTGAAGTTTGCTTCTATAAGCTCTAGCACAGCACCACGCGGACGGTTGGCACCCTTGGGCGGTCGCAACTGTGGGAAAAACTTGTTGTGCAAGAAACTGCCTGCACGATTAAAATCGGCATTGCCTTCGCCGGCATTGTAGCGTTTGGCATAGCCTCGGGCTAGATGTCCGTAGTGATATTCCAAACTTTCTTTGCTGAGCACTGGCTCCAGATCCCGTTCACCATAGGGCAGGGGTGTGGTTTCCAGCTTGGCCGGGCGGGTAGTGGCTTCCAGTAAATCTAGGTCTTGTCGGATTGTATGATGCATAGAGATATTTATCTCCTACGGGTAATGCGACCGCGGGTTAAATCATATGGACTAAACTCTAGTTCTACTGTGTCGCCGGCCAGGACCTTGATGTTGTGCATTCTCATACGGCCATTCAGGCTGGCCAAGATGGGTTGGGCAAAGTTTTCTATCAGTACTCTGTAGGTGGTATTAGGTAAAACTTCTTGGATAATACCTTCCATTTTTATGACGTCTTCTTTGGCCAAAACTGTTGTTTATCTCCTCATCCTACTTATCTCAACAGCTTCCTCATCGCTGAATATTGGAACCATGTTGCTTTTATGCATTATGCCTACGCCCTTGACTTTGGTTCCAGTGTAGCCCTGATCTTGTGCTTTTACACAAGGAATCCAACCGGTGTCGCGACTGGCAATGTAGGGAGTTTCACGTCCAGGCGGCACACGCATGGTCACAGTCAGAGTACCTGCTGGCTTGGGCGGCGGTGTAGGAGTCCTGCTGAATTGAGGAGCCATTTTCTTAAAGTTCCCAAGACGTTGTTCCCATTCTTGTTGTAACAGTTCGGCTCGTCGTTTGGATTCGGCACTGGCCCATTTGCGTGGACCACGCTTTTTACCGGTGGTGCTTAACCAAGGACCTTCTAGATGAAATGCCATTATGTGCCTCTAGATCTGTTATTCATACTACTATTATAACAGATCTAGAGTTTTGGGTCAACCGTTTACTTGAACAAGATCATGGCCATTATAACTGCTTGTATGGTAAAACCCATGCCAACAGTGACAATGTTCAACATGTCTTTGAGCACCACGGCTCGGGCAAACAACAAGACCAGTCCGGTCCACATGAACAGCACTATGTCCAGATTGGGCACAGTGTCTGACAGTCCTGTGAGTAGAGCTAGAAGCGTGGGTATGGTGGCGCAGTGTATTACAACTACTGCTAGCCAACCCAGGGTTTCAGCACTTACTTTGGGCCAGTGTTGATCTAACCAGGTTCTTACAGAATTCAACAACTCGTCTAATTTGATTATCATATTTTGTCCGCATAAAAGATGTGCCTTCCAATTTTACCTACCTGTGGTTTACCCCATTGTGGTTTCACATAGTCTGCGTGAAAATACAGAGCATTTTTCATGCTGGGCAACCGGAATCCTTCAAGTAGGACCTTTTTTGCTACTTCTTCTGCTTCTTTCCAGTGTGCTGGATATATGGGACGTATCTTGCTAGACCCATCACAGAACCAGGAGAACTGGCAAATTACCTTGTCGTAGATCACGTTCTTCTGATAGACCACGCCGCAGATGTCGGGTGCAAAACGTCCCGAAGCCACTCGGTTTAGAGTTACCTGGGCCACTGCTACCTTGCCTTCAAAAGGCTCGGTGGCACTTTCCCAGTAGATGTTTCTTGTGAGACAGTCCAGTTGTTTGGTACGGTCCGCGGCACTGATGAATCCTTGCCGTGCTGCTTCGTTGGTGATTCTAAGCGTGTCCAACTTGACGTTGGTCACATAAACTACCGATGCTACCACTGCTGTCAAACAAACTATCTTTACTGCTATACTGCTTAAATTAGAAATTGAGATAAGTTTCAATGTCCTCTCCTTAGCGTTGTACTGAACGCATCAGCGGAGTTGTCCAGGATGGACGCATTGACAGAGATTCAGGCAAAAGAAAAGACCTCGGGCCTCAGTGCCATACTCTCCGAACCCCGCTTTGTTTCTGCCGGGCCCATACCATTTGTCAATGAAGAGGATTTCCGAAGTCCTCTTGTAAAGAGACCAGCTTTGCGGCACTGGCCAATCCGTTGTGGAGTAGATCTGATTTGTAATCCTCCGCTGTTTGTCGAAACAACAGCCAGGATTGGTTTTCTACTCTCTAAAATACTTAGCTCACCGGCGTTGCCACCCACTAATAACCCCAAAATTCTCTCCACTTTTACCATAATATACAGTTATTATAGCACGATACAGCATCTGTGTCAATCTATGATGGGTGGGGGCATGGCCTTTATACGATCCCAAGTGGCCTGTTTGTCTTGGATATGCTGTTCTAGCTTGCGATATTGTTCACCCAAACCCCTGAGTTTTTCCCACTCGGCCTCCAGTTCAGGATTGGGTTGGAACAAGCCCAGGCGTTGTTCGATCCTTTTGACTGCTGCCACCAGACTCCACCCGTTGATTTCCACATCAGCATCTTCGCCGTCCAGCTGTATTTTGGTACTGGCAGGACTTTGGACCGTCCAAGGCGAGCCAATGCTCGAAATAGTATAGCTGTTGTTACAGAAACCAGCGCCACTGATACCGGGACCGGTAGTAAAGGTGTATGGACTGGTCAAGGTCACACCGCCATTGTGATTACTACCAAGTGTGATGGTGTCAGTGCTGTTGTAGCCCAGGGCAGAGCCGCCGGCAGCACCAACAATCAACTTGTCTTCAAGATCCTCTAGATCTATACTGTAAGTGTTGAAGTCTTTGTCAGAGTCCATGAGCCATCCTGATTGTCGGTCCAAGTCACAGTGTCACCAATCTTCCAACCCAATTGGGTCACAAGATCATCACCCAGATCCAACATAAATTCCCCGGGGAATTCTGGATCTTCTTTCAACACCCGTACAAAAGAAGTGGTATTGGCCATGTTATTTGGCCGCCATGGCTTCTTTTTCAGCTGTGATTTCTTTGCGACGTTCCTTGATGCCCTTGCTCATTTCTTGCAGGGCCTTGCGGGCACGGGCCGCACTAGCTTTGACACCCTTGCTGGCAAATTTTTCGTTTTCGGCCACGTAGGTTTCGAATGCTGTTTTGATTGCTTCATGATTGCTCATAGTTGTTCCTTAGGTTAGTGTGCTGAGTGCACCTATTAATTATACTACAAAAACCCAGGATGTCAAATATTGATGTGCCGTTTTGACCAGGGATCCCAAATGACCACATGATCCCAGGAATGGTTCCAGGTAACGATGAACATGCTCAAAGTGTTGTGATCGAACATGTGCATGCGATTGTCGTCCACTCGGGCCGCAATGCTACGACTGGTCTGGGTCCAGCGTGTGAGCCAGTCTCGAGCTTGGGTATCGCGGACTATGACTGTGAAAAGCGGTTGATCGCTACGGTAACTGGCTAGGGTCATCTAATGTAAAGGTTGATCATGCGGCCGGGGCTCATTGATCTGTTTTACATACTTAGCAAATTCATCGGTCAAAACCACCACTTCGTCGTCGTGGGCAGCCGCTGTCTCATTGTCTATGCCCAACATTCGCATCATGCCGCCTATGTGGACCTCACGGATGCCATGCTCATACATGATCACCATGATGTCGGTGATCAGAGTCCTGACATGAGATTCCAATTCAAGTTCGTCCAGCATGCTATAATTTATGCCAAAACAAAAACGGCCTCGGCCGTTTGTCTAACATCTGATATTGGTTTAGCTATCGGACTATTTGCTACCCTTCACTGGCATTACTCGAGTTAACCAGACTATTTGAGCAGTTACTTGGGCCTGTACAAGCCCATGGCTTCCAATAGCTAAATCAATATCAGGGGACTTATGGTTGCCCCTGAGATATTAGGCTGTTACTTTGTCTGCGCTTTTTGCAACAGACTTGGTTGCCTTGACCTTGATTTCGCCACGTTTAGCGATCCGGGTCTTTTCTGCCAGCTTGTTGGCTACAGCATAGCCAGCGTCACCGGTTTGACCCAAGCTCTGTAAATGCTGGAGAGCTTCCAACTTGGTCATTGCTTTAGGCAATTCCATCAAGTTGATGTCAGTACAACCTGCCTTGTTCAGGATCTTGATACGAGCTACCAAGTCATTGGCAAAACGAGCTTTTGCTGTGCCATCGGCATTGGTTGCTGTGCCTGCTACTGTGAATGTCTTTTCTAATGTTGCCATTTTGTGTTGCCTTTCTAAGTTGCCTATTAAGTTGATTTACGATATCTTTACTTCTCACTACAATAACCATTATACTTGATATTGGTGTCAATGTCAACCATAATAGCTATATTGGTGGACCAAAATCACCGATTTCGATCCAAAACTCCTGTGACCGCGCCGTTTGTGGCATCTACGGCCTGGGCCAAAAGATTTTTGGTCACTGTGGGATACAGCACAGCCAAGGTTATTGCTACACCCAAAATGAAACCTTTCATTTCCGGTCACCACTGATTTTGTCTTTGGTCCATTCGGCTGTGGATGTCAAGTCCTTGCCCAACCCAGCCACGGTGCCGCAACCTGTGAGCATGATAAATGCCACCACGATCAAGGCGGCCGCTCCCAGGGTGGGACCATTCAATGTGATCCATGCTACGATTCGATCCTTCATACTGCCTCCTGCTTTTCAAGTTTGACACGACTCAGTTGCGTGGCACGGTCAGCGTGTCTTTTGACACGGCCACGTAGTTTGACCTGTCGACCAGATTCTAGACCTTCACGATAGGCAAAGAATACCTGGTGATTGGTATCAGTGATCATGGTCACATAAAAGGTATTCCATTTTGCACTGTAGTTGGAACGTACCACTTGGCCTTGTACTG